GTTTTAGAGAGTATTCCAAATCTACTATCACTTGCTAATGTAGCTTGGTTAACTGTTTCTGCTGAAGACATGAAAGAAAATCCAGACCTACGATTTTTAAGGTAGCACATTCCGTAACATCTTTTGTCGGCTTTACAAGCTTCCCAGAATATAAAAAATAGTCGATTTGCTTCTCTAAAATCAGGCGCACCTACATCTATTTTACTCCATTGTAAGTACATGTAATGCGTACCTGTTATATACGTTGGTGTACCGTTGTTATTAAACCAGAAGCCTTCATCACGTCTTTTAAACTCTTCGTCTATATAATCATACCACTGTGATTTTTTTTCTTCAGGATATGCTCTCCAGTCAAATATATTTTTAAGTCTTGCTAGTTCTTTTGGATATTCAAATTGTTGCCACTTTTTTACTTTGTTGCTATACACGCACACTGGTTCCAACGGCAAAGCAATTTGCAACCCTTGGATTTCAATGATCTGCCCAATTTTACCAGTTTTTGATATGACAATGATATTGTTTTCTTTATTATATCCATATTTCCATTTTTTAGATTTATTAAGCCTACTAATAGTTGTTCTTTTAATAGGTTCTACTATTTTAACTAAATTTTGTTCGTACATTATTTTGATCTACCTTCTGCAAACCCTTTGAATACTTGTTGTTTATTTTCAGGTTCTCTACCTTCTAATAAATTTTCTTCTTCTTGGATCCTGTTTAATATTTCAAACGCATCAAATATAGCTAGCTTTTTTGTTGCTGCAGCGTTTTTTAATCTATCAGCTGATATATCATCATCAGAATCTACAATTGGCTCTTTAGCAACTTTGATTAATTCATCAACTGCTTTTTGCCCAGCCTGGATTATATTCTTCTTCGTCTCCTTGATATTCATATTTAATTGTAATAAAATTTGATAATAATCTATATAACCTTTGACCATCTATAATAAACTCATATTTTGAATTAGGTCTAAATCCTATTAAATCACCTTCGTTAACCGTGCCGTCAGTATATTTAACAATACCCGTCAAAGGTTTTTCTTTTTCCACACTTAACTCATTTGTTGATTTTATAGGAGCAACAAAACAATAACCTTTCATTGCTTGCCATTTTCTATTGTGATAGCTAAATATAGTTTTTGGCTTGTGTAAAAATATTTGATCTGGTTGTACTAAGTAAGTGTCTTCGTCAATATAAGCTCTACTGTTTTTTTCTACACCTCTAATATCGTGCCATCTTCTAAAAACGTTGTGATGTACAATTACAGTATCACCAACCTTAATATCTGTTTCTCCTACAGTTGGTATTGCTTTTACTATAGCTTCTCTACTAACGTGTTGGTGGTTAAATATTTCAGTATTAACTATAAGTTCTTTACCGTCTATATCTTTAGTATTGTTGTATCTTGATTTTACAGGCGTTACAACAAAGTTGTAAACCGCTTTCATTAATACTCTAAATTATACTCTACAGATACAGCCATATTTTTATTAAAGTCTTTCCAAGGAAGTACATCCTTGTTCTTTTTAATATAAATACTAAACTTTGTTTGCTCTTCTATAATATTACATATAGTATGACCACCATATACTTCTTGCCCAACAGAATAGTGCATAGCGTCGTTTTTATAATCCTTACCTACTGATATTTTTCTAATTAACTTGCTCATCTTTTTCTTTTATTTCTCCAGTGTTAATATTAATATCAACGTTATCACCGTATGCAGTTTCTAAAGATTTTTGTAATTGAGCAAACGCTTGTTGTGTTTCTTTTATAGCGTGAAGCATGCTATGCTTTCTTGTTTCAAGAGCACCTACTTCAGTTTGTAATGTTCTTAATTGTTTTACTAATTCTTGAACGTGTGTTAGTTCTTCGTTAGTAATTTTTTTATTTGAAGGCTTAGCCTTCGGTGTTTTTCTTTTTGCCATTTTATTTAATTTAATTTAGTTATTATTTATTTTACGTAATTAATAGCCAGTTCTCTTTCATCAGCACTAAGTTCTACTGCCCAAGCTATTACATGGGATATATATCCTTGAAAATTAGCGGTATCATCTTCTGCACAACCTAAATTGTCAAATGTTGCGGTACCACTTTGTGTGGTTGCGCCTCCCCATTGTGTGCCTGACGCTGTAGACTTGTAAGTCTCACTATAAACGTACATTTTACACACATTAGAAGTATCTCTTATTATTAACAAGGTAACATATTCACTTGTAGAAAATGTATTAGATCCACTGTCAGTAAAGTCTACAGTATTGTTATCAATTTTCATACGTATAGAGTCGTCCAAGTTACTAGCTCCAGCTCCAAATCTAATAAACTCATTAGCTGAAGCTGTTTGACCTAACAAAGCCCTAGCAGCATCAAAATTAGCAGGTTTACAACGTATTAAAATACTAAACTCATTTGCAAAATCAACTGTTTCAGCAGTTGAGCCACTTAATACACCTTCTACAAGATTCATAAATTTTTCTTCACTAGCAAAGTTTAATGTTCCCGCATCAGCTCCATCTGCTTCATACCTAGGCATATCATTTGATACGTCTTGATGAAAAGCTTTGTTAGTAAAACCTTTACCATTCCATCGCAATATTCTATCCAAGTCGATTAAATCTGCACCAGTAGTTGTTTCACTGTATTCTGTACCATCGTCAGAATATTGAGCAATTATATTAGAATTCTTTTCAAACCAAAGGTCTGGAAATCTTCCAGCATCATTGGGTGACCAACTTAACATAGTGCCTGTAGTTAACCCACTACCTAAACCAAGTCCCATTACAATCCAAAATAACAGATTATACCACCTGTTGTTGAAGCTCCATTTGGATCAACGCTAGACCATCTTCCATATATAGTTAATCCTTTTGGAAAAACAGTAGCATTATCTATTTCTGCAGCATTACCACCGTGTACACCTAAGGCTGTTGAGCTACCAAAAGATATTGCAGATCCAGCTAAATCAGCACCAGTTGTTCCATCTAATAACATGTCTGTAGCAGGTGTTAAAGCTGTTAAAGTTGTGTCTTCTAAAAATGTAATAGCTACAATTACTCTACCAGCTGGTGGAGTTACAGCACTGTCTTCGTCTGTAAAAGCACTACCCATTTGTCCAAAGCTATAAGCTATTTCTTGTGAATTTATTCCCATTTGTTTATTTTTTTATATTTATATTATTACACGCTTTACTTTTGTTTTAAAGCGATTTATATTGAGCTCGTATCTTCTATATACCACTCACCGTCTACATCATTTAATATTTCTAATATTTGATTGTAGCTATAATCAGTTTTACCGTATAAAAACGTTGGCTTATATCCATCATACTTTACAAAAGTCTTTGTATTGTCATTATTCCATCTTAATGTATCTGTAGATGTTTCTTCTACTTCATCAAAATTTATATCAACGCTATTGTCTATTATTACGTATTTTCTTGCCATATTATGGTGTGTCTGAACTATCTATGTTTGTGCTATTGTTTATTGTTAAGTTGTAACCACTAGCACCATCATCAGTTAAAGTTGAATCTCCATCGCTATAAGCTTCCATTGTATAATATGCTAGTAATCCTGAATGGTCAGACTCATCTTTAGGTGCTCCTTCGTTATATATAGCTGTTACTTCACTTGAGGTTAAAACATCACTAAACAAAGCTAAGTCGTTTATATGACCATTAAAATATGAATTATCTAGTATTTCATTTCTTCCAACTGAGAAAAAAGCTGGATCTTCTGCGTCACCCCATGTATTTCCTATAGCATCTGAATCTGTTTGCGATCCGTCTATATATATTCTAACGATATTATTAGCAGATGTTTTAGAGCCAGACATCCACGTAAGAACTACGTGGTGCCAGTTACCATCGTTTTCTAAGCCACTGCCAGAATCAGCTGTATTAGAAGTTCCTCCAAATTTAACATTACCTCTAATTACACCAGAGCCATTATTCCAAAGAAGTAATATTTGATCATTAGTTCCTTCTTCTGCAGCCCAATGAGCAATAAATCCATTTGCAGACATTGAATCAAGCTTTACCCAAACGCTAACAGATCCTGATGTTTTCATAGTACCAGCGGCTGCAAGTTGACTAGAGCCTGACAAGTAGTCATTAGTTCCATCAAAATCAAAACTTATATTGTCAGTAAAAGAAGTAAGGTCATGGTCATAAGCATAAAATTCAGCCATTGAATGCGGTGCGCTACCATCAGGTCTATC